AACCACATCAATGAAAAAATGGAGTGGGGCAAAAGTGGCATCTATGTCAATTACAATGATTTACATGATTATTCATGGGATTTTGTTTCTGACAATAACAAAATATCCAAGTTCAGCAAGGGGATTGTCACAAAGACAGTCCCCATTGTTATCTGTTGCAGTTCCAAAGAAGAAGGGCTGCTTTTGAAGAACAGGTTGCTTGAATACGCTGAAAAGGATGTTCTTGCCACAACCCACGGCAAACTTATCATTGGGGACTATTATCTTAAATGCTTCATCACAGGTAGTAAGAAGAGTAATTATCTGATCAACAAGGGCTACTTGGAAACATCATTGACCATAACAACGGATTATCCACAATGGGTAAAGGAAGGGACAACTTCTTTCCGTGTGAATGGTACGGTGGTAAATGAAGATACAGGTCAGGTTTCAGGAAATACCGGAAAAAGAAACTTTGACTATAACTTTGATTTTCCGTTTGATTATATGTCAGGCATGAAGGGAAAAACGCTGAACAACACAGGCTTCATTGAAACGAATTTCAGGCTGATCATCTATGGAACAGTAATCAACCCTACAATCTACATTGCAGGGCATTGTTATCAGGTGAATTGCACGGTCAGCGAAAATGAATATCTGACCATTGACAGCCTTGCAAAGACAATCACCCTTTATAAGTCGGACGGAACAACGAAAAATTGTTTTAATTACAGAAACAGGGAGTCTTACATCTTTGAAAAAGTTCCACCGGGTGACAATGTGGTTACTTGGGACAACAGCTTTGGATTTGATGTTGTGCTGCTTGATGAAAGAAGTGAACCAAAATGGACTTAATTTATGCAACTGATGAAAAAGAAGATGTTGGTGTCATGCAGAATTATACTTTTGACCTTGCTTTTGGCACGGATGAAAATGATTTTGAACTGACAACCAACACCAACAATCATGTGTGCAGAGCCGGATATATTCTGTATATCGAAAATACTGAATATGGTGGGATAATCGACAGGGTCAGGGTTGCAACCGCTTCTGAACAGCTTGTTTACAGCGGTAGGACATGGCACGGAATACTTGAATCCAAAATCATTGAACCTGATTCAGGTGCAGATTACCTTGTTTGTGATGGGGAAGTCAACAGTGTGTTGGCTTCCTTGATTGTCAGAATGGGGCTGTCTGACTTGTTCAAAGCAAGTTCAGAAGATTCAGGTCTTACAGTAAAATCCTACAAGATGAACCGCTACATTGCAGGGTACACAGGTATCAGGAAGATGCTTGGAACGGTCAAGGGAAAGTTGAAAATTAACTTTCAAGATGGTTTTGTCATTCTATCGGCTGAACCGTTGGTTGACTATTCGCAGGATGATGAATTTGATTCTTCACAGATTGATTTTGATGTGGAAAAGAACTACAAGCCGACAAACCACATGATTTGTCTTGGTCAGGGTGATTTGGCTGAAAGAAAAGTCATTCACCTGTATTGTGACACAGAAGGTAACATATCTCATACACAGACACAGTTTGGTATGGATGAAGTAACAGATGTTTATGAAAATGTAAACGCAGAATCGGACGAAGAACTCGAAAATGGTGGAATGGAAGCCCTTGAAGAAGCGTGGAACGCTGATTCTTTGCAGGTCAACTTTGACAGCACAAGAAGCTATGACATTGATGATGTTGTAGGGGCAAGGGAAAACACAACCGGCATCTTCATTTCAAGACCGATTGCAAAAAAAATAGTGACCATTCAGAATGATGTGGTCACAATCTCTCATAAGGTTGGTGAATAAATATGGCAAATTTACACTTAGTAACAGGTTATGCAGGTGAGGAACATATCACATCGGATGATCAGGGTTCTTTCAATGCTGCAATGATGGGGACAGGTCAGTTTGTGTTGGAGCGTGGAAACCAGTTCGCAGCTTCCATTGTTTCAAACAACAAAGTCAGGGTGCTTGACGGTGATGCACTTATGCAGGGCAGACATATCAGGCTGAAAGAAAACACCTATGTTGACCTGAACTTTGACAACGGAACACAGGGATATAGCAGGATTGACCTTATTGCTATACGCTACACAAAGGATTCTGCAACGGATATTGAAACAGCAAACTTAATTGTGATCAAGGGAACACCTGCTGAATCAAACCCTGTTGTTCCTGACTATGTATCAGGTGACATTATCAATGAACATGACCTGACAAATGATTTGGTGCTTTATCAAGTACCGTTCAACGGTCTTAACATTCAACCGCTTGTGCAGGTATTTGACACAGTTTCCACATGGGAAACACTGAAAAATCAGACCATTGCAGAAGTGAAAAAACAGGTCAATGACATGGTTGAACAGGCTGAACAGGATGTTGCAGAAGCTATTGGTGAGTTGGTGAAAATCCATGTCACAACAGATGATCAGCTGATTGGTCAGACCTTGACCATTTCAAACGGTTCAAAATCCTTTGCTGCAATAGTCCCTGATGAAAAAGAAGTCACCTTCACAGTTCCAACAGTAGGTGTGTGGACTATCCACAACCCTGTAACCAACATAGATACAGAGGTCAAAACACAGTTCTATGGTATCTATGATGTGGAAGTGATGTGTTACAGGAAGTTTTCAGCAATCCTTGACTTTTCCATGTCAAACCCTGATACCATGTGCACCTATGCAGATGATGCAGAGGGCATGACAGAAGGTGGTGATGATTGGGAAAATCAGACCATTTTCAAGGATTTAAGAAACTGCATCCTGAACAATGGAGAGGTGCTTGGTTATCTGAACAAAAAGAACCTTGTTCAGTATGAGGACGGAACAACAGCCGATATTACCACGCTTGGGAATGATGTAATGCTTGAAATCCCTTACAGGGTGGGTTACATGATCAAGTGGCTTGATTCCACAAAGCTGAAAGTTTCCGTTACAGATAATCCGAATGATGCGGATTATGAATATGATGCCTTTTCTTTGGACTCTTACAATGATTGTGACAAGATTTATATTGGAACTTATAAAGGATATGCAAGCGGTAGCAAGGTTTACAGTTCATCCGGTAAGGCGGTCACGGTTTCACAGACCATTGACACATTCAGGACATATTGCAGGGCAAGGGGTACAGGCTATCAGCAAAGGACTTGGGGCAGCCTGAAACTTATGCAGTGCTTGTATATCATCAGGTTTGGAACGCTGAACAGTCAGGCAGCTGTTGGTTACGGATATGTAAATTCAAGCCACAGTGCAGGTGTTTCCACAGGTGGAACAAACAGCTATGGTTTCAACAGCGAAGTAATCAAGGCAAGCAACCCAACATATATGACAGACCAAAATCATCAGGTGAAATGCCTTGGTATTGAAGATTTTTGGGGCAATTATTGGGAATTTATTGATGGACTGTTTTCAGGGACAGCAAGGGAAATCTTGACCTGCACTTGTGCAAAGGACTTTTCAACCACAGGTGTTGGATATGATAATCAGGGCAATGGCGGTGTTTCCGCTGACCTTGGAAGTTATATGTCAAGACCACAGGGCGGTAACAAAGCAGGGTTCACACCACAGACTGTTGCAGGGTCAGACAGCACTTATTTTTGTGATTCTGCTAATTTGGTAGTGTCTTGTCTTACTGTTTTCGGTGGTGGTTGGAATCATGCTTCTAATGCCGGAGCTTTCCTGCTTACTCTTAATAATGCTTCTTCTTTATCGAGTGCGAGTGTCGGTTGTCGCCTGATGTATATGCACAAGGAAGAAAAAGAAGAAAACGCTGCTTGAAAATTGAATAGCAAATAATAGTAAATTATGGGTAACGGAATAAGTTCGATTGAGGATTGGTTTCAGGTCATAATCACTACAAAGAAAATAGAAAAAAAGATTATACTAATTTGAAAGTGTCTTGTCTTACTATTTTCAGTGGTAATTGGAATAATGCTTCTAATACCGGAACTTTCCAACTTAATCTTAATAATACTTCTTCTTTATCGAATACGAATGTCAGTTGTCACCTATTGTTTTCCAATAGATTGTTTTTTATACGGTGATGTTCCGTTACCCTGCCACTTGGCAAAACACAAAAATTACTTATTACTGTATTGGTAGCTTGGAAACAAGCGAAGGTTCAGGAACGGAAAACATCAAAGAAACAAAGGATTTATAGTAATGAAAAGGTACGGTGGTATTTACGAAAAGATTTGCACCATGGAAAATCTGTATGAAGCCCACCGCAACGCAAGGAAAGACAAGCTGTTTTACAAGGAAGTGAAAATGGTAGACAGCAACCCTGAATATTACCTTTCACAGATACAGGAAATGTTGCTGAATGACACCTATCAGGTATCAGAATACACAATTTCTATTATCAACGATAAAGGCAAAGAAAGGGAACTTGCAAAACTTCCATATTTCCCTGACAGAATAATTCAATGGGCGGTCATGCTGCAAATTGAACCTATCTTCATGAAGGTGTTTTGTTCACATACTTGTGCATCAATCAAAGACCGTGGTATCAGTAAAGCACAGAATCTTTTGCATGAGTACATGAAGGAAGATGTTGCAGGTACACAGTACGCTTTACAGATAGATGCATCAAAGTTTTACCCAAGCATTGACCATGATATTCTGAAAAAGCTGCTTAGAAAGAAATTCAAAGATGAACGGCTTCTGTCACTGCTTGACAGGATTATTGACAGCACACCGAATGAAAAGGGTGTACCGATTGGATCATATTTGTCACAGTACCTTGCAAACTTTTATTTGGCTTACTTTGACCATTGGGCAAAGGAAGAACTGCACTTGTCATACATTGTCAGGTACATGGATGATATTATTGTATTATCGGATTCCAAGGAACACTTGCACGAGGTCAGAAGAAAGATGGATGAATACTTACAAAACAATCTGAACCTTCATATCAAGGATAATTGGAATGTTTACCCTGTTGACATACAGGGAATTGATTTCATTGGTTTCCGGTCTTTCCACGGTTTCACGCTTCTTAGGAAAAGGACTTGCCAAAAGTTCAAACACAAGATGCTGAAAATCAAGGCAAAGCAGGATAACAAACAGTTGATAAACTATTCAGAATGGTGTTCGGCAAATTCATATAGCGGTTGGCTTGGAATGTGTGACGGTTACAGACTGAAACAGGCATATCTTGTTCCAGTAGTACCGTCATTGTTGCGTTATTATGAAGAAGTTGTGCTGAACGGAAAGTCTGAAAAGGCAAAGATTGTGTCAATCAACAGATACAAGAAGAAACTTATCAAGAAAGGATTGGTGAAGGCTGCATGAAAGACATGGGTGAAAGATTTGGAAGTGGGGCTTGGGCTGTTCCGGTCATTGTGTCCGGTGATACCGTATATGTTCACACAGACATAGAACAGGTGACGGAAATGAACGGTGAACCTGCATCTGACCTGTACAAATATCATGAAGTTCAATATGGTGTTCAGGAATACATTGAACAGGTCGGTCAGGAAAATGCAAATTTGACTGCACAGGTCGAAGATACCCAAACACAACTGACCGAAACACAGCTTGCATTGTGTGAGGTTTACGAACTGATTGACGGAATGGGGGTGTAAATCATGGTGAAAGTATATGCTG